AAATACTGACCAACGAGTTTTCCGATAAGTCGGGTGTGATTGCCCGCCGTGTTTATCAGACAGCATTTAATACGCAGGCATACTTCGACCCTGTTAGCGCATACGGCGTCACCAACAGCACGCAACTAATCCGCACCGACGTTCAAAACGAGCGCCGTTATGCATCGCTGCAGGTCTACGGCGGCTACATGGCCAGCGTGGAGCAATACTCCGATTTCAATGTTGCACTTTCACTGGAAAACGGTCTCTACGATCAAGCCGGTGGCACTGGTACGACCTACGTTGATGGCTACATCAGCTACGAGATCAAGGTTTATCGAGGCGATGTTTTAGATGACGGCTTCCTCGTCGCGGCTGACTCCGCCACCATCCAAGGTCTGATCTTTGAAGGCCAATTCTTCGGCTGGATGCATCGCTTGGAGTTGGGTGACATTGAAACCGAAAGCATCGTCAGCGTTCAGGTCGAAGTGATCTCGGCTGAAACCGTGGCAAATGGCTCCACCGGCTCTAACCCGATCTACCTTCGCCTAAATAGCGTCGGCTACCAGCTCTACTGACATGGCACTTAATTCCGTCACAACAATCAAGGTGCTGGATCTTCTCTGTGAAGGTCCGATTGGTGGCGTCATTAACGGCCTGCAGGGTACATACCTCAACGAAACACCAATCCAAAACAGCGACGGCACCTATAACTTCAAACCCGAAGATATTTCGTCGGCTTCCTACGTTGGTGCGGCACGTCAGGGTGCAACGTACTGGTTCAACGACGGCACCTCACAAATTGTTGAAGTCAACCAAGAGATTGGCGAAAACTACAGCGAAGACCTGAACAGCAATAACGAAGTTGTTAATCGCAAGTACGGCAGCGGCAGTGTCACGCGCCAAATCACTGATCCAACGGTCAACAACGTAGAGCTGCTGTTCACGATTCCCAAGCTCTATTCCGTCGCGCAGGAAAGCCTCGCCAAAGGTCAGCTATTCGGTGGCACGCTTCAGATCCTGATTTACGTGCAGGCCAAAGGCAGCGGCACCGGCTTCCAGCTCGCCTCCAACAAAACTATCACCGGCGTTTCCACCAACAACTACCAGTACAGCACCGGCATCATCAACCTCAGAACATTTGGCGCCGGTCCTTGGAACATCAAGGTTGAAAAAGTTGATCTGGGCGAAGGTCACTTTGAAATCAAATACACCAGCTTCCAAGACACACCGCAGAACACACCGATTGCCAGCAACCGAGGCAACCAAATTATCTGGTCGTCTTATACCGAAACGATCTCACAAAACGTCAATTACAACTATTCGGCGCTAAACGAGCTGGCGATCTC